AACCTCATCCTCATATCTGAAGAGTGAGCATCTCAGGGTGTAGACATAATTTTTCTGTAACTGATAAAATGGTTGCTCATGCTCAACATATTTGATCTCAAATAATCTATCTCCTAATGGAAAATAGATCAAATCACCTTCTTTTGGTCTTGTAGAAAGTTCAATATTTGGAATATTCTCAATCAGTGGTGCAATATATGAGCCGTATCTTTCTTGAGAAATTATAAGAGTTAAATCATCTAATTCTTGAATGCCAAACTTTGAAAGGATTGTTCCTTGTCCACCATATCCTTCATAACTATCTACATATGCCTCAATAGGATAGTAGTTTGTAAATTCTGATTGAATTGATTCTCTGATAATAGTATTTGTTGTGACATATCTTCTGGGAAGATAATATACCTCAACACCATACATCCTCAACTGTTCGTTGATAAGATCTTGGACTAGACCCTGTTCAGTTTTTGAACCTTGAAGAAAAAATGGGTTGAGCATATCTTTAACCGATCAAATCCAGTGGTGGCAATTCGAAAGTAGTTGGCATTGATGTTAAAATTTCTTCAATCTCTCTTTGACCATCATCATAAATCTGTCTTCCATTTAGTTCTACACCACCAGGAAGTTTGACCCCTTGGAACTTGATCAGATTCATACCCCACTGTCTCTTCATTAGAGCAGTCAGATATTTTTTGATAAATGGATCATTCCAAACTTTATTGAATTGATCGCCATTCATTTGTCTCCAACAATCAATAATTAAATATTCTCCAACTCTTAAGTTGCTCCAATCAACGTCAAGATATATTCTATCTTGTCTTTGGTTAAATCTAATCTGCTTGTGTGTATTCAGAAGGAAGTTAATCGTCTCCAAATATGACATTGCCATAGAATATGACAGAAGATCAGTAGTTCCCCAATAATAAATATCATTCAAGAACAACTGATACTTGAAACTAAACATATTAGATGAGCTTACTGATTGCGCATCATCATACTGAAATACTTTGTTAATGCCAATAATATCAGGAGGAACTTGCAAATAGTTACTGTTTTCGTAGTAAGTAAAAGTAGTTGCAGTTCCAGCAATATTTGTAGTAGCAGATGATGAGACAATACCTGCCTGTTGTCCACCAGCACCAGGTGGACGTGCCTTTCCTCTATCTACATCATCTTGAGTGACAGCATATTTCAAATATATTTGAGAGACACCATCATAGTGTCTCTGTTGATACATTTGAATGGCATCATCAACCAAATCACTGATCTGCTCATCAGCAATATTGATTTCTAATACGGGAGCACCTAACTGTCGCAGGGAATAATCAATTAATTCTTGTCTAGTAGAAGGCTGCGCCATTTATATGATAAAACTTTTTTCTATTTATAATCTACCCTTGAATTGCTTTACGTAGGAGTTCTTTGATTTCATCCAGATCTTGTTTGATGTCATTCATTTCATGTTCAAGATTTACAATCCTCTCTTTTTCTGAATTCATTTTTTCCCTAGAGGAAACATAAGTTTCATACTCAAGACGGTTTTTATTTACAATAGCATTTGTTTGACTATTTCTATAAAAACCGTCTTTTCCTTTTACTGGAATTTCACTCATTTTATGCAAGAGCTATTGCTCTAAGGTTCTTAAATTGAGGAACAATTGCAGAATCTGTGGAAGTTGCAATCATTTTAATGCGGAATGATGTAAATGGTGAAAGTCTATCTGCAGTAAATTTATAATCTCTAAAGAGATTTATTGATGGATTTGATGTATATTGATCAGTTTTGGGGACATAAGTGTCTGGATTACCATCACTGTTTGCAGGATCAATCAAAATACCATCAGAATATATGTTATTATATCCTGGGAATGGTATAAAGATGGTCTCATCAAGATCAGTATCTTGATTTATTGCATAGAATAATCTTACATCATTGTAAGTACTGATATAAGATGTCAAATATACTTGAAGTGCAGTTGCTGGATTTTCAAGAATAATATTTTGAGTTACATAAATGAATTTGTTTGGATCTTCACTAATAGTATTAACTTGCAAATTAGTTGCATAATTTGTGACAGGTCTATTAGTTCTGTTTGAAGTGTATACCATGGCAACACTATTCAGATCCACTGTTGGACTCAATCTAGAATCTCCACTTGCAAGATTTAAATCAAAGGTGAAAGATTTATTTCCTGGAAGGGCTGTTAAGTGAGTGTTTTCGTTAACTTGTGATGCAACCATTCTTACAGATTCAAAGTAATTTTCTTGATTCAATACAACTGATTGGAATCCTTTGTCTACAAATGCAATTCCAGAAGAACTATTTCCATCAACACTGGCACCAGAAATGGTTCTCACAGAAGCTTCTAAAGTAACACCTGTTGGAGTTGTTGTTCTTACATTAGGAATAATCAAACTGAATGGTAAATTGTATGTTCCTCTAACATTTGGTCCTCCAGCAGTTTTCTTCGTATTAAAATGAAGTTCTGGAAGTGATGTTTGAGATAGGGATCTGTCTACACCATTAGAAGACATGTCAATATTTACATAATAAGAATCTAAAGCAATTGGGTTAGAGACTGTTACATTATTAAAATTGTGATTTGTATTAATTCTTCTGAGTGAAACTCCATTCAATTCATATTTGTAAACCAGATCTTCAAATGCATGATTTTGAACAAGACTATTATCAATTCCTCTTGTAATGCCAGTCAGTGAAGTTGCATCTACTCCAGTATAAGAAATGATTTCATTGCCAATTTTCGCATAACCTGGATTTGTTGCTCCAACACCAATATTTTCAAAAGTTCCAAAAATAGATGTATTTGCAATAGAAATTGAACCTGTAGCGCTATTGTTATATGCACTAGACAGTGATGTTGGAGACAGATCTGAGTTTATTCCCTGCAGTGTTACAACATCTTCCACTGTATACATTCCATGATTTCTTTGGAATATTCTCATGTGAGTTCCATCTGTGGTAACTCTGATTGGACTTTCTGGAATAACATCCCCACCAACACTGTAATTCAGAGTTGTTGTAACACCACTGCTATTGGTGTACTTTAAGTACTGTCCAGCAGATGTTCCAAATCTTCCTTGAACCTCATTAAGAATCAGTTCATTATTTCCAGTTATTTGAGATAAAGATAATCTCATTCCACTTCCAAGAGAGAGATTTCCAATGGAAATTGGAGTCAGTACATCTCCAACTGCATAACCATTTCCACCATTGACAATGGTTGCACCAATAGCAATTCCATTGTTAATAGCAATATTTGCAGTAGCATTAATGCCATTACCAGTTACACTTGTGAGTGCAACACCAGTAAAGACATAATATCCTGCTCCTGGTGTATAACCAATACCAACACCAGTTACATTCATTGTCCCTGTAGCAGATCCACCATAACCAACTAATGTTCCAGTAGCATCAGTTCCCTGCTGAAGAACTGTATTGCCAAATGTCAATCCAGAATCTTGAACAGTTGTGCCAAGTCCAACTCTGATATCTCTTGGATATAGATCAATTCCATTTGGTGTAATCGCTTCCAGATTTGTTGGAAGTTTTGGATTAAAGAATTGAATTGATCCACTAGGAACAAATTCTGCTCTATACAGAGTGAATTTGAGGTCTTCATATTGGCTTGGTGTCCAAACAGAAGCATTTTGTGACTTGAATAAGGAACCAAGTATTGGTTGAGAAGAAACTAAGACTTGTCCAGATTCTGCACCTAAAGTGCTTACATCAACTTCACCAAGTCTAGAGATCCAAACTCTATACTCTGTTGAGTGTGAAAGAAGAACTAAAGCATATTCTTTATTAGGTGCAAGATATACTGGAGATTCAAATGTAATCTTAGTTGGAACAGATGCATCTTCTGATGTAGAAATTTTACTTGGAGAGACATCAACTTCAGAATATGGAAGAATTCTAGTTGTTGGTGTTCCAAGTTCAGTTTCACGAAGTTGAACAGTTACTGGAAGTGTGTCATCTTTTGCTGAGAAATAAACCTCTACAGATGTCATATAAACACCAGTCGTATCATCAATAAAGAATGTTTGAGCTAATGGGTCAATTCTTCTAGGTGGTGGTGGAGGTGGAATTGTTCCTGCCTGGAAGCGTGATTGAGTTTGGAAGGTTGCATTATCACCAACAGTCACCGATTCAGTTAATGTATTAGATTGTTCAACCCTTGCATTTCTTAAAGAAAGAGTAGTTTCTTGTACAGTATCAAGAGTTCCTTGTGAATAGAAAATTTCTTCTGCAGATGTTGTAGTTTGTCCTGCAATCTGAGTATTAATTGGACTACTTGTCAATCTGAATGTTGTTCTTCCAGTTTCAAATGTTGGATTTGAAATGTTAGTGGAATCAGGAACTCTGTATGATCCAATAACTGTTCCAAGTCTATCAGATACAAGTCTGACATTTGTTACTGTTGCTTGTGCTCCACTACTTTGACCTCTCAGAATCATTCCACCAGACAAGTAACCTGAGAACTGAGGAGAATCCTCATCAGCAAGACTGAATGTATCAATATTCAGAACTGTTGAAGTTTGAGAGTATGTAGATGGTAAAGTATTATTTCTATCATATGGATTGAAGTCAAAAATATCTGTGGGGTTATTATATGGACCATATTTGTGATTTGCTGTAGCAACTCTAAATGAAATTGATGGAAGTCCACTATTAATTATTTCAACAGAAGAATCTCCCATTGTTCCTTGAACAGTTTCACCAACTTGGAAAGTTCCAGAAACCATTTCAATTTCAACCAACTTACTCATACAGAAGCTGTTGACATCAACATTATCAAAGAATGAATACAGTCTTGTAAATGGTTTTAACTTGGTTGCAGTAAATTGAATATTACGAGATCTCATGAAGTGAATGATACTTCTATTCACTACTCTATCACCAAGAGATGATGTATCAATAGTCTCATTGATTATTTGTTGGATCCCTGTTCTTTGTTGGCTTAAGTTAATTCCAGCACTACCAGTGGTATTAACTGTAACTTCAGATCCATTTCTATTGGCATTTTGAGAAAGAGATAAGTTTACATCAACTCCAGTAGTTTCCCAAGAACCCCAAACAACAGGTGTTACACCTTGTCTCAGACCATCAACTTCAGAGAAAGACTCAACTCCTAACATTTCAACAATTGAGTTAAATGTTCCCTCTTGAAGAATGTCACGAGGTTCCATTCTATTGACATCAATCCAAACATCAACAGTTGGTTCCAGTGCTATTGATCCAGAATAGAAAGTGATAAGGTATGGAGTTACACTTTCAGATCTTGTAGCAAATGGTTGTCTCAACCACTCTGATTCAGAATAGTCAAGAGTTATGACTTGACCACTTCTCTTTACATTTGAACCCAGAACATCAGCAAATCTAGAATCTTGGTTTGTTAATGAAGTTGTTCCAATTCCAGAAATAGTAGTATTACCAACTTGCATATTAATAGCAGTTGTGTAATGTGCTGGTCTTAGAACTTTATTTTTGACATCAACACTATTTCTTACACCTATCTTTGGATCTTGTGGTGCAGTTGTAGAGAAATTGTCTACAAAAATACCAGACTTAAATCTATTCAAACCATTTGCATCTGCTATGAAAAAATTAAGTGTATCTGTTTCAGTTGAATTGAGCTGCGTATAGAACTCAAGATTCTTGATTCTCTGTTCAAGACTTGAGATGTCTACCATCTGATATCTCTTGTGCTCAATAAATGACACTTTTGCGTCAGATGTGCTATAAAGATATGCTGGGAGATATATGTTGGCAATATTTAAAGAGCCACTTACCTCATCTGGTAATTGCGGAGAATCAGAGGGAACTCCATACTTTACGGTGAAATTGCCATCTTTATCAAGATAAATTCTATCAGCTCTTGGAAGGTAATAATTATAACTTACACTAATGGATTCATCAGATGCAAGAATGTGTTTTGAACTGTGTTTCCCATTTGCAAATGATCTTCCATAAAATTCAAATGGAGATTTTGCACCAGCAGCAACAGTGTACTCATTAACTCTTGGTCTTGCATCAACAATATCAGTATTTCTTACTTCATTAACTGAGCTAATT